ACTCCAAGCGCCCTTCCGGACGGATACGGGCTTGGGGCAGATTATCGGGCCGTTGACGGAAGCGGTGAGCATGTTCAACGACGCGAATCAGTCCGTCTCGAGCATCCACGATCCGAATCTGGGGAAGTATGACCCTTCGGCGAAGAGTGGCAAGGCGATTCTCGCGCTGCAGCAGCAGGGGACGCTAGGCACGTCGAACTTCATGGACAACCTCACGCGGTCGATCCGGTACGAGGGCAAGATCATCAACTCGCTGCTGTTTCCCATCTATGGCCGTCCGGGACGAGTCGCGCGGATTCTGACGGGGGAAGACGAGCCGGATACGGTGACGATGGGCCAGCCGGGGATGCCGAATCAGCCCAAGCAACCGGGGCAGCAGCCGACCGTGACGCTCACCGAGCATGCCCACTTCAATGTGGTGGTGAAGGTGACCAAGAGCTTCGACCGGCGGCGGGAACAGGAAGCCCAGACGCTCGGGGAAGTGATTGGGAACGCGCCGGCCCTGTTGAACGTCTTGGGCGACCTCTACTTCAAGAATCAGGACGGACCAGGGCATGACGAGATGGCGGAGCGGATGAAGGCGACGCTCGATCCGCGGGTCTTGGCGATGATGCAGGCGAAGCAGCAGGGGCAAGCGGGGCCGGAGCAGATGCAGCACCTCCAGCAGCAACTGCAGCAGGTCACCCAGCAAGCCCAGCAGATGCACCAGCAGATTCAGAGCGACACCGCGAAGTATCAGGCCCAGATGCAGATCGAAACGATGAAGGCCACGGCGGATACCGATCGGGCGATGAAGCTCGCGGCGGTGAACAACGCGGCGAAGATTGAGATTGCGCGCATCACGGCCGCGAAGCAGGCGGCGGATACCATCCTGGAAGCGCAGGAAGAACAGATTGCGCTGAACCATGAGGCCGTGCAGAGCCATTTGGATCGCCAGCATGATGTGGGTATGGCCGCGCAGCAGCACGATCAGCAGATGCAGCAAGGTGCGCAACAGGCGCAAGTCGCGCAGCAGTCGCAGCAGGCCGATCAGCAGCATCAGGCGCAGATGGCGCAACAGCAGCAAGACGCGCAAGCGCAACAGGCCCAGCAACAGCCGCAGGGAGGTCAGTAATGGAGATTCGGATGTATCCGCTGACCGTCTCCGAATGTGCGACGTTCGGCATCGGCGCGGTAGGGATTGAGGTCTTCCACTTGGTCTTCGATGCCAAGTCTGAACATGATCCCGTGATTTTGGTGCGGTACTACGACATCCAGTCCGATACGTATCGGTATCATCGTGCGTGGACGGAACGCGAGCGGACAGTGTGGATGAAATCAGCGGCACGCACGAACGTGTGCGAGGAGGTCAGCCGTGCCGAAGTTCCTTGAAGACAAGCTGAAAGCCGAATACGGGAACAATCCCCACGCCATCTACGGCACCATGAATAAGATCGGCGCGATGCGTGGGAACAAGGAAACTGCGAAGGGCGCGGCGATGCAGGCCAAGCACAATCGGAAGGTGGGGAGTGAACCACCGAAGCCCTCCGAACCGCACGCGGGCAAGAAGGCGAGCCATCCGGGGCTGACGTACAAGCACGTCGCGGATGGCAGTTCGCATCCGGGGATGAGGTACAAATAATGGCGAAACTCACCACGTCACGCCGTAATGCGCTCCCCACAAAGACGTTCGCGGGGCCGCAGCGGTCGTATCCGATTCCCGATCCGAGCCATGCGCGGAATGCCTTGTCACGGGTGAGTCAGTTCGGGACGCCCGCGGTCAAGGCGCAAGTGCGGGCGAAGGTGGCGTCCAAGTTTCCGAGCATCGGGAAGCGGTCAGACAGCCATCCGGGCATGAAGTATCGGTAGGCGATGAAGACCTGTCTTCAATGCCGGTCGGACCGTCTGGCCTATGACGCATGGGAAGACTGTTATTTATGCCATGAATGCGGCTGGATTGGCTATCCCGAAGACTTCGGAGAGGTCAAGAATCCTGACTCGGGCATTTGGAAGCTGTCGAAGGCATGACGGAGTTGCAGCGGATTCTGGCGGATCTCCAGCGGGTGCTGGCGATCGATATCGTGTCGGGGCAGGTGACGCTGAATTTCCATCAGCAGCAGTTGCAGAGCGTGGAAACCAAGACCTACACGAAGATCACCGCCAACGAATATCCGCGGGCGATCCGTGTTCTGGTTGACGTAGCGAAGAAATAACCGTAGACTCAGCGACAATTTTATCGGGCGACCGTTCTCCACGAGCCCGCCGCACCTGAAGAGTGCCGGCGGGCTGTTTTTTTGTACGCTATGGCCGATCCGATCGACGATTTCGAGCTGTCCAGTAACGTCAGCCCGCCAGAGGGTGAACAGACCGCGCCGTCTGCGGGGCCGGACGATGCGGCCGTGTCGGTGCCAGTCACCGAAGAGGACACCCCGCCGGATATTGCGGCGGCCGAGTCCGACAGGGACGAGCAGGGCAAGTTCACCCGCCGTAACCGGCGGCATCGGGCGAAGGACCAAGCGACTCCGGCGGATGTGCCGCGCATCCAGGAACTATCGAAGCAGAACGCGGAGCTCAAGAAGCAGATTGAGGCGTCCAAGGCGCCCGACGCGCAGCCGGTTCAGCAGGCTCCCCAGCCTCAAGCCCCGCCCGTCCAGACCGCTCCGGCTATGCCGCCCCCTGCGAGGCCGCAGACGCCGCAGACGTTCCCAGCCTTTGACGTATGGCTGGCCGCTCAAGGCAACACGGAGAAGACCTACGACGACTACCAAGACGCGCGGGCCGATTGGCGCTGGCAGATCAACGATGCCTTGAACCGAGCGGTTCAGGAGAACCGCAAGGCGCTCGAGACGAGACAGGCGAAGATAGATGCCTACGAAGCCGACAAGGTGAAAGCTCGCGCGCAGTATGCGGACTTTGATGCCGTCGTGGAGAAAGCCCCGCTGGTGTCGGCCGTGATGATTGAGGCGATGTTGGGCTCTGACCGGAAAGCCGACATTGTGTATTTCCTCGGAAGTCATCCTGAGTTGACGGCGGAATTAGCCAAAGACACGTTTCAGCATGATCCATTGGCCTACAAGCCGATGCAGCGACTTCTTGAAAGCTACCTCGCGCCGCACGCGGCCGCCGTCGTCGGATCGGCCCTGGCGCTCGTCAAACCCCCACCGAAGCCGCCTAATCCGACGCGGACCCAGGTGCCGATGAAGTCGGGCGACGAACCGCCCGGCGACGATGCGTCGTTCGAGGAACACGAAAAGGCGTTCCCCGATAGCCGTCGTCGCCGCCGGTAGGGCCAGCTCGCAGATAAGTGCTTTAGAATGAACACTTTCATCAGTCCAACTTGGGTGACCAAGGACGTGGCGAAGTACTGGAAGAACAGCATCAAGCTGGTCAACCAGTTCGATCGGTCCTGGGATGAGTCCTTCCGGAACAAGCCGGAGGGCGCGCAGATTGGCTATACGGTCCAGGCGCGCATCCCACAGCGGTTCACCGTCACAGAGGGTCAGGCCCTGCAACAGCAGGCGATCCTGAACCAGACAGTCCCGATCACGATCAACCATCAGCAGAACGTGGGGATGGGCTGGTCCTCGGCAGATGCCAGCTTGCTGGTGGAAGAGGTCCAAGAGCGGTACACCATGCCGGCGGGCGAGTCGCTGGCGAACAAGGTGGACGTCATCGCGGCGCTGGAAGTCTTCAAGCAGGTCTACTTCAGCATCGGCACGCCCGGCACGCCCTTGAGCTCCAATCAGGTGTGGACGAACGGCGTGGCGAAGCTGCAGCAGTTTGGTGTCCCGGACCCCTACTGCGCGGTGGTCGATCCCTTGACGCAGGCCGCGGTCGTCACGGCGAATTTCGCGCTGTTCAATCTCGGTGGGAACAAGGACATTTTCGAGACCGGCCAGTTCGCCTCCGAAGCGTTGGGCGTGAACGACTGGTACTACGACCCGAACATGCCGATGTTCACGACAGGGTTCTTCGGCTCGAGCACCCCGGTAGCGTCAAGCGCCGGCCAGACGGGCGCGACGTTGGCCCTCTCGGGTTTGGGCACGTATTCCTTTGTGGCTGGCGACACGTTCACGATTGACAGCGTGAACGGCGTGAATCCGGTCAGCTACGCGGACACGGGCTTCCCGCAGGAGTTTGTGGTTACCGCGGCGATTGCGGGCTCGGGCACGGTGACGCTGGCGATTTCGCCCAGCATCATCACGAGCGGCCAGCTCCAGACGGTCACGCAGTCCCCGGCGAACAACGCGGCGATCACCTTCAAGGGCGCGACGGGCACGGTCAGTGCCACGCTCGGCACGGCGGCTGGCACAGTGGGCCTGAAGTCCCGGCAGTCGCTCGTATTCAACGACGGCGCGTTTGCGTTCGTCATGGCGGACCTGAAAGAGAATCTGGCGGGCGCGCGGACGGCGATGGCCCGAAGCAAGTCAGCGCGGGTCTCGATGCGGTGGGTCGAACAGTACAACATCCAGACGGACCAGAATCCGAGCCGGGTGGACATCATCTACGGCGTCGCTGCCGTGCTTCCGTATTTCGCTTTGCGCGCCTGGAGCTAGAGTGGTAAGTTTACTAAGGGCGCTGGGACGGTTTGGTCAAGGCTTTGTCGAGCGGCCACTGCATTTTTGTGACGCGCTGATGCACAGCCGAATAGCGGATACCTGCATGCCGCGCCAGATCTTTCAGCGTGCCGGTCATGCCGTTGAAGGTATACATCTTGGTGCGGCGCTGATTCTCGCGCTGTTGCTTCGCTGTCGCCCAGCGGCAATTGGTGGGCTCATAGTGGCCGTTGTTATCGATGCGGTCAATGGAGTGACGCGAGGATGGGCGTTGGCCCATATCGGCATAAAAAGCCGAGAAGGACGCATCCCATCGCCCGCAGACCGTCACGCCCCGGCCGCCCCATTCTGGAAAGCGGTAGTTGCTCGGGTTCTGGCACCGTTGGCGCATGTCGGCCCAAATGCGAAATTCAGGGCTCTGCGACATGCCGTGCGTGGCCTTCGCCTGCAACATTTCACGTTTGATGCAGCCGCACGAATGTGTGCGGCCCAAGTTGTCGCGCTGGATCACTTTCTCGGTGCCGCAGTCGCAGCGACAGCGCACCTTGGGATGTTTACCTCCTGGGATGAATTCCAGCAGTGTCAACCGTCCATGTCGGTCGCCAATGTGCGTATTCGGCATGGAGCGACTATACCATACTTCTCACATCTAAAGGCTTGGAGTTCCTAATATGGCTCTGACAGCAACGACTCTTTTGGCGGCGATTGGCGCCGCAGACATCACGATCCCGCTCACCTCGTCCACCGGCTTTTTGGCCGGGCAGCCGGTCAAGATCGACAACGAATACATGTTCGTCGTGGCGGTCCCTTCGACCACGGCGATCACGGTGCGGACGCGCGGCGGGGAAGGCACGGTCGCCATCGCGCATGACCTGCTGGCGAACGTAATGACCTCGGCGCTAGTCGGGGATTTCCCGCTGGCGCCGCTCGGGCTCTCGTCCCTCATTCCGCCCAGCACGCCGATGGTGCTGACGCTGGGGCAGACGCAGACCCTCGTGCTGCCGCTCCAGGACACGAAGTTCCTGATTGACAAGGCGACGGCGGCGACGATTACGCTCCCGACGCCGACGAAGGCGGCGGACGGCCTGCGGCTGACGTTCAGCTCGCAGACCGCGGCGGCGCACATCGTCAGCGCCCCCTCGCTGATTGCCGATGGCGTGACGGGCTCCCCGCACAGCACCGCGACGTTTGCGGCGTTCAAGGGGTGCACCGTGACGTTGCTCGTCAGTCAGGGCCTCTACAACCTCGAAAGCCAGGTCGGCATCACCGTTACCTAACCGGAGGCGAGACATGAGTGTGTTCTACGCGCCGGAAACGGCGATGGCGAAGGAACTTCGCAAATGGGAATACGGGAATCCTGGGGACGGCTTCCGCGGGTATCGGGAGCTCGTGACCACGGAGTATCCCAAGATGCTCTACCTCTATGCCCAGACCGACGAAGGCATCGTCAAGACGGACAGCCGGGTGGCCGAGTCGGCACAGGAGGAAGCGAATCTCGTCTCTCGCGGCTTCTTCGTCGATCAGGTCAAAGCGGTAGCCGCCGTCGAAGCGAGTAATCTTGCCATCGCGCAACTCGCGGCGGAGCGGCACTACCACGAGCGGCACATGAGCGAATCAGCCCAGCGGGAAGTGAAGCGGGCCGAAGACGAGACAGACTCGCACATCGCGGCGATGCCAGTCACGCCCATCAAACGACGCGGGCGACCGCGCAAGGAGGTGGCCGATGCCGGTCACGAGTAGCGGCGGCGCGTTCGTCCCAAATCAGGGCTACGACCGGACGGGCGCAACGGATTTCAATCTAATTGTGA